TAATGCGAGAAAAAGTGTTTATCCGGGATGGTAAGAGCGTTGATTCTGCTGGTGTGATAAACACGACTAACACTTTCATTGAAAAAGATTAATATTTAAAACCGAATAGAAATGAAAAAGACTTTTAAACAATGGGCAAAACAGGATAAAGACTTGGATGACTTTTTATCGCCAGGTGATTATATTGACGAAAGGTTATATAACTATATAGGGGAAATCATACCTCCTGCATATTACTCAAGAAACTTTATACAAGGATGCGACGCCATTAAAAATGAAGGCGATGTATTATTCTACATTACAGCACACAGAACCGTTGATAATCGGTACTTATATCTCGGTGTTTTACCGGAATTTAAACAATAATTCAAAACGATAAAGAAATGAGTGAAACAAAAATAATATTAGATGCCTGTTGTGGCAGTAGGATGTTTTGGTTTGACAAAAAAAACCCTTTGGCTTTGTTTGCTGACATTAGGGACGAAGAATACATTCTTTGTGATGGGCGGAATCTGAAAGTCCACCCAGACATCGTATCGGACTTTACCGATATGCCGTTTTTGGATAAATCCTTTAAACTGGTAGTGTTTGATCCACCCCATTTGCTAAAGGTTGGTAAAAATAGTTGGTTAGCCAAGAAGTATGGTAAACTTCCTGAAGATTGGCCAAGGGTGATAAAAAAGGGAATTGATGAATGCTTTCGTGTTCTGGATGACTACGGAGTTCTGATTTTCAAATGGAATGAGGATCAGATAACAGTTAGGGAAGTATTGAGTGCCATCAATCGGCAACCACTCTTCGGCCATACTACTGGAAGACATGGAAAGACTATGTGGATGTGTTTTATGAAACTGCCAATTAACTAATAACGGAATAGTAATGAGTAAAACAACAATTTATTACCTATTCCTAGTAGTAATGTATATGCTGCTAGGATAGGTGGAAAGGAGATATATGAAACAGACAGTAGAAGAAGTGGCACGTGAAGCGGCAGAAGATTGTTATGAATGCCATTACGATGATAGCTTAGAAATGAGATTAGTTAAAGAGGCATTCAGACAAGGTGCCGAATGGCAGTCCAAGCAATCGCCTTGGATAAGCGTTAAGGAACGGTTGCCAGAAGAGTTAGAAAGTGTTTTGGTTGGGACTAATTACGAGGGCAGATATTATTACGAAGTAGCTTTTGTAATGAACGGGAAGTGGGTATGCCATAATAGTAAACCCATCTATTGGATGCCCATCCCGTCTTTCGATGATATACTCGAAGCTAACAGGGATGTACTGGAACGAATTAAAGAGAAAGGGGACTAATATGGAAAGGTACAGAATCATACGAGGAGAAGGGTGCAACGGTTGTATTCCCATAATAATATATTGGGTACAAGTCAGAAAAGACAAACGTATTTCATACGAATGGGTGAATGTAAAGGGCTTTGACACCTATAAGAGAGCTAAAGAGTTGTTGAATGTTTTAAAATGAGGAATTGATTATGAGCAAATATAGATACAGAGAAGTAAAGAACTATATCCATAACGAACTAAAGTTGACTAAAGAGGATATAAAGGATATAATAGTTTCAATCGTGAAAGAGGAAGTTAAACGTATCTTCCATAACACCTATGGGGACGATGTTAATATAGAGAGGTGGATTCGTTGTATGGTTTCTGACGAGATAAAGAAAAACGGTGATTTCTTAATGATAAGAAATTTGTGTAGGGAGATAATTAAGGAGGAAATTGTCGATAGGTTGTCAATTGATATAAGCCTTAAAAAGAAGGAGGAATAATTATGAGTATGTTTACGTTAGAGGAAGTGAATCAAGCGATCAATATGGCAGTTGACGAAACATCTAGAAAGGCAGTTGAAGTTCTTTCGTCTGTATTGGACAATTGGGTACATGGCGGTGATGCAGATTGTATCATTGCGGAGTTTGAGGAAAAGTTAAATGAAGCGATTAATGGATAAAAGATGATGGGTGTATAGATGAAAATCATGAAAGGAAATATATTTGACAAAATAAGAAAAGCATCTAATAAATACATAGAGTATATGATTGCTTGTGATGATATATCCAAAGAAGCACAAAAACATATAGATTGGGATGATAATGTTTCATGTGAATATTATCCGTCTGATGGAATATGTATAATGATAGACGAGCATGTTTGTTATGCTAATACATTCTTTGACTTGGTAGAAGAATCAGAAAACGGTATGATTGATAGGAAAACATATATGAGAAATTGTATTTGATTATGGAAATAAATAACGGAATAATAATAGACGGAGTGTTGCATGAATTGTGCGTTGGAATATGTGATGAGTGCTCATTACAAAATGAGTGTGATGATAGTTCAGAAATCATTTGCGATATAGCTTATGAAAACCCAAACATGGACCAGTGCTTTGTCAGTCGTGGGAAAGTAACGGATATTAAGATAGATAAGGAGGAATAATTATGGGATTTACAACACCGTGTTTTATACGCAAAAATACACAGGAACTTCGGAGAGGGCTGGAAGAATTGGGGTATTCACATGGTAAGCCTAAATATTATGCAGATGATGATAATAAGTATGATTTTATTATGTGTCATAATGGAATATTCTTTTTACTATCCCAAAAGAATCATGTGATAAGAAATGGGCATCCTTTGAAAAAATATGGAAGTGTTGATTGCGGAACGAATGAAGAACTTTTCCTGGCTATCGCTGCATTAAGGGATGATAGTAACTACATGCAGTGGTTTATAACAGATTCCATTCTTAGCGTTTCTTATGACGATTCTATTGGTAACGATCATTATTTCACAGAACCAAAAGGCATTATGTTCTTTTGGGATGAAAATTGGGATAATGCAACTATTATTTCAGGACGTTATCACAAAGCTACCGTAGACGAATTGATTGAACATTTTAAAACAAAGGAGGAACAACTATGACCGAAGAACTTGTAACATTGGAAACAGCAAAGTTGCTGAAAGAGAAAGGATTTAATGAGTATTGCAAAGATATTATTAAAGAAGACGATAATCGGATAATGCAATCTGTGTTCCGAACGAATAAGAATTTGCCAAAATTGTGTTATAGTCGTCCCACTCAATCCGTTGCACAAAAGTGGCTGCGTGAAATAAGAGGTGTGTATGTATATGTAGAACCTGTTATTGGAAAAAGATGGACGCTTTCTTTTTGTGATTTCAATGTTCCAACAGAAGAAAGCGACTGGATGGAGAACGAAATAAACAAAGGGAATGGCTATAAAGTATATGTCACCTACGAAGAAGCACTGGAAGCAGGTTTACAGGAAGCATTAAAACTAATATAGAATGAGCCTTGGGCGGCCTTGTAAAACCCATAGAAATGACGAAAAATGAAAAGAATAGTTACTGTCCAAGACATGATTGACGAACTAATGTTAGTTGTCAATAAGGATGCTGAAATAAATATCGTAATGAATACAGGAGATTATCAAACTGAATACATTCCTGATCTATATGATTTTTCTGTCATTGATTTTACTGATGTACATCCTGATGATGGAAACTCGGAAAATAAAGTGGTAATAGAAATGTTTCGTTAAAAGAGAAATAAATAACGCTCAAAACAGGGAAGAAATGAATACAACTTTTGAAAAATCGGCTAATAGTACCGATGAATGGTACACACCGAAAGAAATTATAGACGCATTGGGTGAATTTGATTTAGACCCATGTGCTCCGGTAGCCCCCTTCTATAAAACAGCAAGTGTCATGTACAACAAAAATGACGATGGATTAAAACAGGAATGGAAAGGACGTGTTTGGTTGAACCCACCTTATTCCCGTCCTCTTATAGAATGTTTCGTTAAACGGATGGCAGAACATGGAAACGGCATTGCTTTACTTTTCAATCGTTGTGATTCAAAGATGTTTCAGGATGTGATATTCGAGAAGGCAACGGCAATGAAATTCTTGCGTAACCGAATCAGATTCTTCCGTCCAGACGGAACTCGTGGGGATTCTCCTGGCTATGGCAGTATTCTCATCGCTTTTGGTGAGGATAATGCAGAAATATTGAGAACCTGCGATATTGCAGGCAAGTACGTTAGAATCAATTAGAATGACAAAAAGATGAATAAGGAAGAATTTTTAGGCAAAAGATACGCCATTGATTTAAAGCTAAAAGAATTGAATGGAGAAAAAGAACAGTTGGAAAAGGAATACATTGAATCCAACCAAGTATTCCCTATTGGAAGCAAAGTCTGTATAACGGTCCCGGCTCATGAAAGGAACAATGAAAGGATATTGGTTCCAGAAGCGAAGAAGCTAGCCTATATTGCAGATTATGAGATTGATGATAACGGAGAGGTTGTCCCCTCTTTAAGACAGTTGGATTACAATGGGGGCATGTCAGCAATACCTTTATTTGTTAATTTAAATAAGGCTATAATTGAATTAGCGTAAATCAAATAAGATATGAATGAATTGGAACAAGATAAAAGATATGTTTTTGGAGATATGATTATAGTAGCCGGTATTGACGCAAATTCTAATCCTATCTTAAAAATTAGCACAGATGCCGGGAATGTGGTTGTAATGCCATCATCCGATAATAAGATTATTGTAAAATCAACCGTGGATAAATAAAAAATTAGAAGGAGGTAATTATGGGATCATTTATAGCCCAACAGCCAAACGGCTTATATTGTAGGTTTAGTACAATTGTTGATACAGTCACGCACTACAATATGACAAAAGATGATTACATAGAAGTATGCAAAGACCGATTAGGAAAGAAACGTGGAGAAGAAGAGGCTAATGATATTTTAAAAAACGATCTGCACCCTTTTAACGATGTTCTTGAACAATTCATTCCTAATAATGAATCGATTGAAGAGTTTAATATCCGCTTGAAAGAGATGGGATATATGGATGAGTTTAAGTTTAATGGATAATCCTCAAAACGGAACAGATTATGAATGAAGTTAGAAAGCTATATAACGATGATGGATGCGTTCTTAAAGAGGCGTCTAGCAATGACTATGAATCATGGAGTTCAGCAAGAACACTTGGTCCTATGGAAAGAAGGAAAGAACACAGAAACCTATGTTATAATTTTGAATATGAGCGGGGAACTAATATCCCTCACTGTGCAAAGAAAGGTGTATGTGATGAGGATTGCGAATACATGAGAAATTTCAAAGGATAGGATATGAAACAGACATTAGAAGAAGCAGCTCATTCTTTCGCTGAAAGTAGAAGCAGCGGAAGTATGTTTCCGGCATATTATATGGGGTTTATCGCTGGCGCAGAGTGGCAGAAAGAACAAGCTATCGAAGTTCTTTCCTCCGTTTTAGAGAATTGGGTACATGGCGGTGATGCAGATTGTATCATTGCCGAGTTTGAAGAAAAATTAAAATGAGATACAATGAAACAGACAGTAGAAGAAGCAGCAATAGAAAGCTGCGTGATAGATAGAAGCATATACAATGACGAGTATCAGCCGTATTACTTGGATGGCTTTAAGGACGGTGCAGAATGGCAGGCAAAGCAATCACCTTGGATAAGTGTTAAGGAACGGTTGCCGGAAGAAGGACAGCCTGTATTAATAAGACTTAAAGATGGTGTTATTAGGCTTGCATGTTATGATATAGAAGAAGATAGCAATATATACTTCTGGAATGACAATTACTCCTATGAAACATTCCGACCTTGGGATGTTACTCATTGGAGAGAAATCCCGTCTTTCGATGAAATATTAGAAACAAATAAAGATGTGTTACAACGATTAAAAGAGAAATAATATGCAGTATATTTTAACAGAACAAGAATATAAAGCTCTAACACCTATTAATAAGGTGAATGAACTCGAAGAGAATGTACGACTTTTAAATGATAAAGTTATGGAGCTTACCGAGCATCCATGTGGAAGTAATGCAGACTACAGAAGTATTACTTTTTACTGTGATGACTGCCCGATAGGGCATTTTGGGACAAATACGTGTACAAAAGAACAACAATATTCTAAATAATCTTCAAAACCGAACAGAAATGTAATATAAGAAAATGATGGTCATATTGAAACTACCTGATTTTATGGTTCCTCGTATGAACTGCATAGGTGACATTTTACCACCTTATGTTTCGGTCGACGCAGAAATCGTTGACGAAATAAAAGAATTATGGGATAAAGGCATATATACTACTGGATGCTGTTCTGGGCATCCTGACGGTGCATATATAGGGGTAACTGATGATTGCGTGTGCATGATGGAGATGTTGGGCTATAAACACCTGTATAATCCTCATGACGGAGACAACCAAAAAACTTTTTTGCCAAAATCAATTAACGAATAACAAATCAGAAATGAAGAAAATAGCAATTTATAAGCATAAGTCATATATTGAACGGATTAAAGAGAAAGGAGATTGAGATATGGATAAGGAAGAATTAACCATTAGCTTAGCGGAAGCATATAGGGAGATATATCTATTAAAGTTGATTAATATCAAGCTAAGGAAACATGTAGACGAACTTACTGGGTATATTCAAGAATTTTCACCTGTATTTACTAAAGAATAAAAATATGTATAATAATAGATACTTTCATTATTGGAATAAACTAGTAAGACCATACAGATAGGGAGTAAAATCCCTATCTTTTCTTTTCATACTTCCTTTTCATTTTTCTTCTTTCCACTCGTGACATACCCATATTTTGAGCAATACCGAACAGGATTTCCTTTTCCGAATCGTTAAGCATATCATACACCTCTTCTTTGCTTTTTCCGCTAATCATAGCCATAAAAATCTTTTTCATAATGATTTATTTTAGTTTTTTCTTACAACAATCGCAAATCTCATCTTTTATAGGTTTTGTAAATAAAGCACCTACATATCCTGCAAGGTATCCGGCTTCTTCTGATGAAGGCTTTATGCCATAATGATCAATTATATGACCAATCATGTGTTGTTTTTCATGCTCTAGTGTATTCATAAATTCTTCATCAGACGTACTGTGACTGATAATAATTACAGTGCACTTATTGTTTGAATACGTTACACCGTAATTGTATTTTTCAGTCTTTATCTTATCCGTTATCCTGTTCAGCAAATGAAAAGGACAGCCAATATATTCCAGTCTGTATATCGCTCTTAAATAAGAGTATTTATCCACAGAATAGAATACATCAACCGTCCAATCATATTCCTCAATGTATAGTCTTTGTCGTACCATAGCAATCAGATATAATCCTCCCAAGAGAAAGGTGTTCCACAAGCTATACATTTTGCGTAATACTCGTCAAGAGCACGGGTAGGGCTTCCGTCAACATCGTCAAGATAGTCTTTTACAAACATACAGGCATATTGCTCATTGACTATGGATGAACCCATATAGTCGGCACGTACCATATTCAATACATAAACCTTGTTGTATTCCACATCATTCTTCAACTCAACATTGAATTGCTTCATCAATGCTTCTACTTGGTCTTTGTCATATGGGTGTATTTTGTTACCGTTTCTGTCTTTCATTTTTGAAACGGCATATTCACACAATTTCTTTGAGAAATTCCATCCATGTTCTGCAAGATATTTTTCCATTCCCGAAGGAAGTTTCTCATATACATCTAATCTCGTTCTTTCCATAGCTTTTGTTTTTAAAGAAAAACAGCCCGTAGTAAACCACTACGGGCTTAAATCAATTGAATTAGCGTCTACGTCTAGCATAGGGACCAGTACCTTTGACTCCACGTCTTTCTCCGTATTCATCATCATCGTCCCAAATGCGCCCATCATCGTCCATTCTTCTACGCATTCCACGTTCACCATAACGGCCATCCATTTCTTCCATAGCGTCACGATAACCTTCTTTATACGCTTTTTCTAATTCGCGGTCCATATCTTCGCCTTCAAAGCTACGGCCCATTCCATATACTTTCCAACCCATAGTTATTATTTTTTATTGTTGTTGTTGTTATTGTTGTTGTTGTTTGTATGTTGCACATCTGGCAATTTGATACCCGAAGCAGCAAGTTGAGCAAGTATATCCCTTATCTGAGACAATTCACCTTTAAGCTCTTTCATTTCCTTATCTTGTTGAGCTTTTTCCGCAAATGCAGGATTTAATGCGGTAAGCATTTCATCACAGCTTTTGATTACTTTTTGATGATATTCTACAGATTCTACTACTCGCATACTGCTCACTTTCATAGCTTCTATCTCAGCATTGATAGCATCTTTGCTTTCTGATACAACTACGTTTCCTCCTACTTGGGAAAAGTCTGCTATGCTAAGATTGGCTGGTAACTTTTGAAAATCAAGAGTATCATCGCCAACTTTTACTTTCACATCCACAACCATTTCATTTTGTGGAAGAGGATATGATGCATATCCATTCTGATATTTAGGGACAGGATTTGAAACACTTATCACAGTGCCCACATCACATCTTGGGTTTTCCCCTTTATGCAATATGAAAAACTGCTGTCCTTGTCGTATTGATTGAAACATACTTATTCTAACTTTTTAATATCATTTTACAGTGCTTCTAGCCTGTGCGGCAGTAGCAGGTGCAACGATATGATTAACTACTTGAAATATCCCATTACATTTGTCGTAATAGACAAAGTATTTATTGCCTTGTGAAATTTCACTAGACGGAATCTGATCTCCCGAACCGTTTACCAAAGGAACCTTGCTTGTGGATGTTGATGTGGTATTTGTCAGTGTGGTAGCCACAGAAACAAGATACCCGTCAGATCCGGCAGCAGGAACATGGTTTACACTCAGAAGTAAGATACCTTGATTAGGTAATCGTCTGAACAGGCACGGGCTAATACCATAGATAACCTCTGAATTTGTCGTGTCTGTTGTTACAGAAGATGTCCGAACAAACGGTATCCCTCCAAAGTCAAGTCTATGTACCCCTCTGAAACGGTTAGCGTTATATCCCATCATATAAGGATTAAAAAAATAACTCATAACTTTTCCCTTTCTTTATAATTTTAGTATTTTTGCATCGGGATAGATAGGAGTGATCAGCCTATTGAAAAGGGTTCGCTAACGCCCTTCCCTCTTTTTCCTATGTTAGCATCACTAAAATAAGTTAGCAATGACAAACGAAGAATTTATTAAGAGCATCTCCTTGGAAGGAGAAATTTGGAAGGACGTAATCGGATATGAAGGAACATATATGGTTTCTTCATTTGGAAGAGTGATTTCACTAGAGAGAAAAGTTTCAAATGGGAAATCATTTAGAATCGTTCCTTTTACTATTAAAAAACCAAATATCATCAATGATAGAGTTAATTATAAACGATATGAATACCATTTATATAAAGGTAAAAGAGAAAGAAAAGCAATAACTGCACATAGAATTGTTGCTACTGCATTTATTCCTAATCCTAATAATTATCCTTCAATAGACCATATAGATGGAAATCCGTTTAATAATCATATCTCTAATTTAAGATGGTGTACTAACTCTATGAACATGAATAATCCTATAACAAAGAAAAGAATTTCATTAGCTAAAAAGGGAAAATTAAATAATTCTAAGAGTATTCCAGTAGTTCAATTAAAAGATAATGAATTAATCCAAATTTATCCTTCTGCTATGGAAGCTAAGAGAAAAGGATATATTTTATCTTCTGTTTTAGAATGCTGTAAAAGCAAATTGAAACACCATAAAGGATATAAATGGATGTTTTTATCCGATTACGAAGCCCAATTCAATAAGTCAAAGAACTCTTAACTACACTTTAGCAATTGCAACCACAGTTGTCACCAGCAGCGTAACCTGCGCCAAAACCAGCCATGAACGGATAACCATATCCACAACCGCAATTTGGATTAGGCACTATATAGGATGGAACCGGGCACGGAGCTTTAAGTTGTCCAACTATATTTGCAGTCTGTGCCTGCTGAGAAGCAGCTAAAGCTAAATTGCTATTTTCCTGTCTGAGAGCATCAATCTTGTTTTGCATTTCACGCATTTCAAGCTGACAGAACTTGTCATTGATGATTGCGCTTTGAGCATCAATCTTAGCAGATATGATGTTGAACTGAGTGTTTGCATTGCTAGTCAGAGTGTTGGTCTGCTCTACCGTAGCCAAACGGCTATCACATCCCTGACGTTCAATAGCTGTACGGATATCGCAGCAGCAAGAAGCAAGCTGAGAACCGATAGCTGCACTATTGGACTGAATTGAGTTGATGATCTGTTGAGAGGAAAGACCTACCTGGTTACCAACTTGCTGAATCTGTCCTTGAATTTGGCAGATAGCATTCTGCAACTGTTGAGTAGAGCAGTTCAAAGAGCTAGCCAACTGGTTGATAGCTGTTCCGTTTCCTTGAATAGCGTTCATCAACAATTCACGTCCTGCTTGATTGTTCAATTGAGCAGGGATTCCGTTTGCTCCATTGCCAAACCCGTTACCGAATCCGTTACCACCCCACAGGAAGAATAGCAGGATAATCCAGATCCAATAGCAACCAGCACCACCCCAAGCGTCTTGATTTTTGTTTCCATTCATCAAGGCTGCTACAAGATTGGGGTCTAATCCCTTGTTCTGCAACAATGCAGGTATCATTGACATAAGTCCTGCACTTTCTCCAGCAGCAGGATTGTCGAACATAAAAATTTTGTCTGAACCTATAATATTGTAATTTAATGTGTGTGTATTATAACTCCCGTAAAGACTGTGCACTCATCTTTACGAGTGTAAATTTACAACATGGATTGCCTAAACAAAAATAAAAATTTAGCAGTATAACTTATTGTGTTTCAGATAGTTTAAACTTGTTAAAGTAAGTTATTTCCTTGTGGAATATTTTTTCTATTTGTATATTAGCGCAATAATTTAAAAGATGAGGATTTTTTATGAAAGAATTTAAAAGATGGAACAACAAGCCTATAAAGATTACGTATTTAATACCTAGTGGAAACAAGTACGCTTATATAAAATTAGGTGACACTGTTGATCTGACGAACGGAACATATAAAATAACCGCTTTGGATAATGAAGAAAACATTTTCCAAGCGGTTAATATGGAGAATAAAGATGATTGTGTTACAATGTATGCGTATGAGGTTGTCTAGTTTTTAGTCTTGTATTTACCCCTTGACTTCTTTGGACGTATAAGCCCGTTCTTTTTAAGAGCATCTAATGTATCTTTTAAATATACGGGTTTTGTCATTCCTTGCACTCTCACGGGAGATAATAACGGTTGTACGGGATGAAATTTAGTACCTTTGTATGTAAGCCTTGCAAACTCGGTGTCGCTCACATCAAGGTACTTTATGGCATTTTCTCTATCAAAATAAGACGGTATGATAGTGGATTTGTTTATCGCATCAGTTAGAAAGTTAAACTGGTCTGCATTAACATTTGAATTTCCACTTTTCAACGCTAGAGATATCCCGTCAAGTAAGGAAGCTAATATAGTGTTATAATTCATGCCCATGTCCTACTCAATAGATGATATGTTTGCTGTTCCCGTAACACTCACCTTGCTTCCTGGTGTGACTGAAAAATATTCCACCGTTCCTGCCGGGAGAAGCATTCCTGTTGGTGCTATTCTGCTTGATCTGCTTTTCGTTTCCTGTACCAATGAGATACGGCATCCATCCGATGTGGCTACTCTTATAAGGTTTGACAATACTGTGTACTCCTTATCGGTAATATCTTCGGATGCTGATATTCTTGCAGCTACTATACCTTTTAACGCTTCATCCTTTGAAGCGTTTTTTGTGGAGAAATATCCACCTATCTGTTGTTTGTCATTGCTCTCCATATCCTTTTAAGTAAGATTGTTTAACACTTTCGGCAAACTCGTTCAGCTTTACATAATCCGGGTCAAGTTTGTTTAAAATACCTTTTCTGAGAGCCGCTTCTTCCTCACCGTTTGGAAATTCATCCTTTATGGCGGCATCTACCGTTTTGTCGTATGATACAGGGTTCTTTACACGCTGTACATCGGCTTTCCACTTTTTGACGAACTTTTCCTGTACAATATTTCCCATATCGTCCGTTTCGGGTTCGTCAACTTGTTCAATGTTTAAATGAACATTGCTATATCCAGTGCCTAAATCAAAGATAAAGGCAGGCTTCTCGTCAAAAATCAAACCTCTTTCCATAGTTTAAATATCTAATGTTCCATCAAAATAATAACCCCTATTGAATTTTATGACAACATCTTCCAAAGGTAAAAGACTTTTGTCTACTTGGGAAAGGAATGCTCCTAATGTTTCGTATCCGTCTTTCACAAAACATTTTTCTCCTTTGAACAGTATCTGCATTCTTACCCATGTACTATTGTCCTTCTTTGTAGATGGTCTTACATCAAAATCAAGAATGTCTATATGCTCATCGACAAGTTTGTCTATCTTTATATCCTTTCCGTCAAACTTTCTTGACACTCTTATATTTAAGTCACTAATCTTTGTCATGTGGCTATTATTATTAACTAAAACTTTATTAATTAAGTTTTTAGAATCACAGTGCATCAACATACCCATATAACTCGTAATTGATTTTGGGTTATTACGTTTTGACGCAAAGTTTTTCTTTATTCTCTTTCTTATTTTGGTATGACCAGGAGTAAAGACGAATCCACCGAAATCTATTCCTTCTGAAACGGGGAATATCCTGTAATTTTTCTTCATCTCCAATTTCTTTTCATACCACAGGTAATTTCTTATCCTCCACAGCCATTCATGCAACTGTTTCTTATCATGGGATAATATCACCATATCATCGGCAAATCTGAAATAATGCTTTACTTTGAACTGCTCCTTCACAACATGGTCCAAAGACCTTAATACCAAATGGCTTCCTATCTGAGCGTCAGGATTGCCAATAGCCAGACCTTTATTGCTATAATTAAGCGTATTCATAAGCCATAACGCATCCCTGTCTTTCAAATCTTTGCTGTATGCCTTCTTGTAAACGCTGTGTCTTACGGACGGATAAAACTTCTTAATATCCATTTTCAAAACGTATATTTTCCCGTTTTTATCCATCTCAAGCAATGTCCGTTTCATCTTTCTCACAAGGGAATGCTTTTTTACCTTACTTGTAATTCCCCTTTTAGGCAGACAGTTATATGAATCAAGTGTAAGGCTTTTCGTCCATCTGTCCATCATGGGTATCAAAAGGCTGTGCTGGACAATCCTGTCCGGGTAAAACGGGAGTTTGTGTATCTCCCTTACCTTTCCTGCATCAGTCACTTTCTCTATCACCTCATACTTGCTTACATGGTATGATTTGTCTTTGAGCATCTGATAAACATTCTGATGATATTCATCCTTATGTTTCTCATAATCCCTCACACCCCTGTGATTTCTCTTTCCTTTCTTTGCCTTTTCAGCAGCAGAGACAATATTATCCATACTGCCTATCGTTTCAAAAATATTATTCAATCTTTTCATCTTACGTGCTTTTCTTTGTCCGTTGAGCCAAAGATAACTAACTTTCCATATACCTACAACTGTAAATGTACTAATAAGTTCCCATCCTCAAACAATGGGTTGTCTTGACATTTTTCATCTTCCTGACGAGGCTTCTGTATAGCAGTAATTTTTTTAGCACGTTAGCTGCCACCGATGTTCGTGTTCGCGTTCGAAGGATCATGGTTCAAATTACCATTCCGCAGAGAACAATTGCCGTTGTTCGACTTACCACCAAAGTAAACACCACCATTCTACAGACCGCCTTTTTTCAACTAACCGCCTTTGACAGACTTATTTAACTTTGCTGACGCATTTGGTTAGATTTTTATTATGCAAACTTAAACATAATTAATATATTTTGCAAGTTTTGGGAGGGGGATTTTTCACTTCGTGAAAAATTAGGATTGGGTTATTGTACAACGAAAGCCGCCACCGAGGGCCGTGCCCGCGACCGAAGGATCACGGCTCAAACCACCATGCCGCAGAGAACAACTGCCGCCGTCCGACCTACCACCAAAGCAAACACCACGCCTTCCAATCTTACCCGAACCTGCATTTCCCGTAAACCAGTTGTAATGGCATTCCCCCGTGTGAAGATTGCTTCCCTTGACCTCTCCAATAAGAGAGTTCTTAAAGTTCTTCGTTATATATCCTTCACCTCTAGCCATAGAACCGATAAAATCATACGTATTCTCAAAACCGTAAGACTCCCCGGGATTCTTTTCTGTGGCCACATTGTCCGTAGTCAGATTGTTCACGTCATAGGTCTGATAGATGTCTATGGATGTGGAATCGTGCATGACACAATCTATCCCACTGTACCACATCCATATATCTCCCCACCCGGCAATACGTCCGCGAATGATAGGCTGTGTGAAGCATATCTCTATTTCACGGTTTTCCACTGCCGCATTGTCAGGAATACTCCATCCGCTGGTTACAGTTGCATTGACAAACTTGGCTACGATACCCGACATCTCCCCGTCAGCCAATCCGTTATGACCTTGGAAGTTGTAGTATTTGTATTTTGTACTTTCATATTCAAACTCAGTGTCGGGAGAGACATTGTGTTCCTTTGCGTATGACATGGCAAGCTGTGCTTCAAACATCTTCATGCAAGGATGGTAGTTGTTTATTAATACGGCGAAATCATAAGACGTTCCTGTTTCTGACGCTCTAAATCCTTTCCCGTTCATATTGTAATACACATAGGTCTGACCGTCCGCCTTCTTGAATCTGATTCCTGTCATTTTTCCCCAGCTTGACGCATCGGGGGCTGAATCGTTGGATGATATTCCTTTTCCGCAAACAGACTGTGCGTGCAGGTCTTTTGTCCTGAACTTAATGAACAGAAGCGTGCACCATACTTCAAGGTCAAGGGCGAACGCATTGGCGTAAGGATAGTTCTTCGTGATGTCCTGGTTCTTTGCCCTAGCGTATTTCTCGTAATCAAAACGTGATACACCTGTCGTAGGCCATCCATTTCCTTCCATTATGTTCACGCCTAGATTTCCTGCTGATGTTGTTCCTTTTACCGTGTTGTCAAAAATAGATCTCTGCTTCCCATCCTTTATCGTGGAGTAACCGATACTCATTCCGAACGGTTTTATCTCTATGGCCGTATCGCCACCGTATGTAAACGGAGCGTCACTGACTAGCCTTCTTTCGTATGTATCATCCGTTCCTCCGTTGATTACCCAGAAAGACTTGGTGTTTACAAGCATGATGTCACTTCCGTCATCTGTTACATCATCTCCGTTAATAACAATATTTGACGGGCTACCATCAGCCATTTTGAAGAAATTGGTCTGGTCCAGGAATCCGACCACCTTACCGTCCTTTACCTTTGCCACACGGAACGAGTTGAGGATGGGATGGGATTGTTTGAACTCTTCCTTTCCTATCCATGTCTGAAATACAGGGTCTGTCTGTCCTCTTCTCATCTCCACTCCATACATATTACCCTGCTGCATCTTTATCTGTTCGAGAAGCGTTTTGTAGTCATTGGTGAAATCATTTGTGGATAACGCTTTACCTTCTACTTTGTCTACCTTCTTGTCTAGGGCTACTTTCTGTGCGGTGGATACAGGCTTTTCTGCATCGGACGTATTGTCCACATTAGACAGGCCTAAATTGTCTTTCGTTATATTGACATTCCCGGTCCTGTAAGACTGTTCGGCATTACCTTTCACGCCTATGACGGTATTCCTCTGTGCGCCTTCCTCTATCCCGTCAAGTTTGGCTTTTAACTGGGTAGTAAAGTTGTTGTCGGTATGAACATAGTCTTCGTCCATTACCATGCCTTGTCTTATCTTGGACACCGTGACGGATTTGTTCTGTTTAGGGTCCCCTGTCACACATGGTATCATCTCTTCTCCCGTAGCGGTTTCAACGGGAGGCATCTGTGAAATTTTAAGATTATCTTCCATTTTTTTTATTCTGTTAGTATTAAACCATCGTTTTCAAGCAATATGCTGTATCCATTTTCAGTGATTACGGTATTCCGAAGAACCTCTAGCGTTATCCTTGAATCAGCAAGCTTCCATGAATTGTCAGAAAACGGCATATACCCGTCTTTCTTTACAGACAGCGACATCGTGCCATTTGCCATACCCCGTACTTTCACTGTACCATCAGACAACGTTTTGTATTGTATTCCACCAACAGTGACTACGGCATCTTGTATAGGAGAACCTGATACGTCCACCACCGTTATCGTTACGATAGCCTTCGGTATATAGTAGTCAATCAAATCCTGCTCGGTAAATCCGTCATCCTGTTTGGTGGGGACGGAATCGAACCCGAAGGAGTTGTAGAAAGCTGAACTAATCCTCCGCTATTATGGTCAGTATTGCTAAAGAATATAGGAGTTTTAGTTTTATCACCTGTCACATCATTGTTTACTATGG